TTTAAGATCAATAAGTAATTGTTCATCAAGAATCATTTTATTAGCTGAACTATGTAATACAGTCTCTGGATCAATTACACTTACATTAGTTGTATCAATAAGGTAAGCTAAATTAATAGCCATCCCGGTTAACATCCATTCATCATAAAGACTATTTTCAATATCCAAATCATAATACCTTACACTGTCAGTAAGCTTAGGGGTTAATAAAACTTCTAAACCTGAGTTGTATATTTCTATTTCTTTAGAATGTGTAGCAGAACTTCTACCCTTAGTAGTCTCATAGTTCCATAATTTATTCATCATTATACTAGAAGGTATATTCTCTGCGTTTGATAATTTAGAACCTTCTATTTCTTCATGTCCTATAATTAAATCTGCTAATGTGTAATCATTAGTAACAGTTATACCATGCTCTTTAAGAGCTGCTTTTAATCTATCCTGAGATACAGTACACTTAGGCAATATAAAAGCTTTCTTCTTTGATATAAAAGTAGTACCACTTTCTGTTGGTACTGTTAGTATAGTGTTTATTTTATCATATGTAGTTTGATCTTGAGTACATAATACTTTATCTATTCCCCCTGAAGTAGAAAGGACACCATAAATAGTGTCCCGTTCTAATCCAAAGTAAGCTAAAGCATCAGCATCAAAATCTTGATATACTGATTTGTTTGCCATTAATCTACTGTTTTTATTATATTGCTACTTAAACATTGAGCACAACTTGTCTCTTCCTTATCTGTAATAAAATCATCATTACAGTCTTTACAATAATATTCCATAATTTTTATTTCATTGTCATTTTTACTATCTCCGGGTTCATCATAAGCTTGTTAAATTTAGCTTTGTTCCCACTAAAAATACTTCTAACTACTAAATACTTTAAGTCATTGGTAAAGTAATCCTTAGTACATAAACTAATTAAACGATCACTTATCTTTTGACTAACTGTATTTTCCTTAGAATATACTACTGCATAATTAGCTAAACGTGTGGCTAATGTAGATGCAATATCAGCACGGTATGTATCATCTTTTCCAACACAACCTCTAAGCTCACCTAAGATGTACGATTCACTATCATGAGTCAATAAATCTTTAGGTGTTACCAGTTTGTCCAGTTTATTATTAATAAAAGTAGTAAACATAGAAGCAAATGTGTCTCCTACTGAACCTTCACCAATCATTTGGATCATACTTAAGTTGTCTTCAAAAGATTCAAAACTTGATATGGCATTAAAGAATGTAGTTATAGATCTTGCATTAGTTTCTTGCGTTACTAACTCAGGATTCAACAATAAAAAGTTGATACACCTTGAATCTACACCTGCTTCTTCAGCCCATTGAGCCCATACATTAACATCAAACTTAAGGTTTGCAGTTACATATCTAGTTTTCTGTGCACTATCTACACTGTTAACCATGTAGTCACCATTATCCGGATTAGCTGTTAATATAATATGCCAATCTTTTGGAAGTGTCCATGAAATATAAGATTGTCTATCAATCAATTCCATACATGCTTGTATAAATCTTACATCAGCACGGTTCCAATCATCTAATAGTAATATACCACCATCTTTAGCATCTGCAATCCACTCTGGTGGACAATAAGACATTCTGTTCTTACCTGTCATTTTGTATCCTGTTTTAAGATACTCCTGTACAGCAAGTTCATCTACCCACAAACCAACCTTTTTTGTTTTTGGCTGTTGTATTTGTGCTAAATTAGATGATGCAGCTGCTCTTTGTGCTGCAGTATAAGATATGTCATTTGTCTTTTGAGAAACTGCTGTTTCTTTATACATCTGAAATTGACGTACAGGAAAACCTACTAAGTCACCCAACTCTTCTATCTGTGCTAAGTTTAACTTAACAAAGTTTAAATTATTTTCCTTTGCTAGTTCTACTATAGTGGAAGTTTTACCAATACCGGATTCACCAACCACTTCTACTGACACTGATTGTTTACCCTCTGCTTGTAAAAATCTATTATTCTTAATAATATGATTTACAAACCCTTTTAATTCTGTTGCGTTTAAATTTACTTGACCCATTTTTATTTTTTTTAATTTTTGTTTTTGTTTATAATTCTGCAGTGAATGAGCAGTTTCCTTGCTCTATAACGCAGTTCTGTATTTTTTTACCTATTCTATAATCATTGAAATCACCTTGCATAATAGGACCCATAGGTTTAAAATCACCTTTTTCAATGTAAGATTCAAATGTTATTTCAACATCATCTTCTACACCAAATAAATCATAATAAGCTAAAAGAGGCATTTTATACTCTTTGAATGAAGCTTCAATTGCTTTAAGTTCAGCTTCAAGAGCTGTTAAGTCATCTTTAGAATAAAAATACTCAATATAACCAGGGCTTTCACCTGATACACCAAATCTATCTGCTGCACCACTACTTTGAGCACCAAAGGCAAACTTCCCTTCAATGTCTCCACTATAATAACGTCCCATGTTTAGTTTAATTTTATTACTTGACCTGGCAGCTCATTATTCATTTCAGATATACTACTAAGAACCCATAAGGTATTCTTAGGGCAGTCATCTGGAGAATATGCTTCACCATCTGTTAGATATATAAGTGCTGTATATGCACTCTTATTTTTATTAAAGTGGTCTATTACAGGTTGGAATGAAGTCCCACCTCTACCATGTATCTCCCAATCTTTCTTTGGGTTGAATTCTATAACACTTCTTAAGCTTGTATCACATTGTGCCACTGAAATTTTATGACCTGTTTTATGCATATGAGCCAACTCACTAAAGAATTCTTTTAACTCTTCTGTATTTACAGAACCACTTGTATCAACACCAACAAGTATGTGATTTTTAAACTTAATTTTAAGACCTGGATTTTCAGAATAACGTTTGTTATACTTACGTCTTAGCTTCTTAGTATATATAATACTAGAATTACCAACAAACCTTCTCAAATAACCTTTCCAATCAAACTTTGCAGGCTCAACATGCATAAGTTTTGCAATAAGCTCTGACAATTCTCCAGGTATAGATCCTTGTTTTTTTTCTGTTTGTTCTACAGCTTCCTTTAACTGATGATCCACTTGCTTTTGAACTAATTTTTTATCAGCCTCTGATAAATCATCAAATTCATCCCATGTACCATGACAGTATTCTGATTCACCGTTCATCTTATCCATAAGATTATCTAATGAAGGAGAACTACCATCCTGTTGCGCTTGTTCCAAAAGATTATAATATACTTTTGTTCCTGCTTTATTAGGAAGATTTAATTCTGGAAAACTTGAAAGTAATAAGCCACCTTCTGGAAGCTTGTGTTCTGATATATATTGATTAATCTCTAAATCAGCTGCTATATTAAATAGCTTATGATCTGGATAAAGATCTCTCATTACTAAATGCCCAAATGCTATGTGCAAAAGTTCATGCTTAATCAAACCAAACCTATGATCTTCACTTAAGTCAGTGTAGAAATTAGGGTTAATTGTTAGCTGCATGCCAATACCGTGTTTACTAACACCTGCTGTAGGTATTCTATCACTGAATTGCTTATTTATACCAATCAAAAAGAGCCCATAAAAAGGCTCTTCAAATATTAAACTCTTAGTTGTTCTGGCAACTAAATCCTGTATATTTATCATATTTTAATTTTATTTAATATTTTTCTATAGGTTCTATCACTACTATAATGTTTTTTAATATAATAGTCTAAAAACTCAAAAGATAAAGTGTATCCTATATAATGCAACTCTTTCTTCATAAGAAACCTTTTTCTTTTTTCAAAATGCAATGCTTTAGCAAATAACATATCTGTTAAAGTATTATCTTTTAAATCAAGACAGTTATGACAATGTAATCCTAATTCAAAATCAACATCTAAACCATTTAATAACTTAAGAATACTAAAGAAATCACTTTCTTTTATCTTATTCATTTTCTAATATTTCAATCCATACACCAGGTTTCTGTTTATCATATGTATACTGAATAAAAACAGGTAAGATAAATTCTGCATTGTCATCTTCTATCCATCCTGCTTTAACCATATCATCTTGTACAGTCTGTGCAGGGTTTATATAATCAAACTTATGCCGTGTACCTCTAACAAATGTAAAAGAAATCTTTGCAGGCATTTTATGTTTAGCTAATTCAGTTTTAAATTCATCAGCATATTTTTCATAATACTCCTTAGTAAGTTTTCTATAGTTTACTACAGTCTTACTGGCTATAAAGTATTTACCTGTCCATCTTCTACCATTTTTACTTGAAGGTACAGATCCGGGTATCCACCATTTTCTATTTTCCATATTATTCATTTAATATTTTTTTTAATAATGGTTTTAGCATTGCATGAACTTTATCAAAACCATGTTCTTTCATAGCATCTGATATGTCTTTGCATATAGTTAAGGTAAAACCATCAATTTTATATGCATTTGCATATGTATCTATTGCCTTTTTACCTGCTTCATCATTATCAAATAATGTTATTACTTTTTTATATTTCTTTTTTAAGTGCTCTATCACATGAGGCTTTATCATTGTGTTCTCAGAATCTGGAGCTATAACTTCTAAATTATACCCCATACCTTTTAAACACATTGCATCTTTAAGTGATGAACATATTACCAAATAAGGCATGTCATACTTTAATTGATCTATACCCTGGAGATAAGAACTTACTTTATGAAACTTATGTTTACCTTTTGGTTGGTATATCTTATATACATCACCGTGCTTATTGAAGTAGCCATACATATACAAAGACTCTATTTTCAATGTATTAATATCACCAGCCTCTTCTTTAATTAAATTGTAATATTCAATTGGTCTTACGTTATAGTTATCCAGTATAGACATTCCTATCCTAAAAGATAACCAGTACTTTGCATCTAATTGATTCCATTGTCTTACTTTAATAAAGTCAACTTCCCATTTAGATACTGCTTTGAATTCTATTTTAATAGAACCATTTGTTTTAACATAAGCATTGTAATCTTTAACAATTCTTATAACTGCTGCAGAAAAACCTATTTGAAACATTAACTTAACTAAGTCAATCTTATTACCATTATTACCAGTAGAGAAATCTTTAAACTTGTATTGCTGTTGTCTAGGATCAACATAAACACAAAAGCTTGGAGTTTTTTCATTAGGATTAAATACTGAATGTATTTTAATATCCTGGCCTGTTAAGGGTTCTGATAAATTTAAATAATATTGAAACACCCAATAGCTTGGTACATCATCTATTTCTAATACTAGATTTTTTGTGTTAAACATATTATAAAATTAATAAAAAAGGGGAGCACTACACTCCCCTTCTCTAATTGAATTACTAATTATAAATCAAAATCACCCCCCGTTGATGTAGTTGGTTCAAACCCACTTGTTGAAGCAGCTACAGTTTTTACAACTTTTCTCAAATGATTTGTATCATTAGAATCAAAAGTTATAAGCTTGCTTGGTTCAGAACCAATTGCTTCCACAGGTACATTACCTTTACTCATCTTAGGTAGATATAAATCATTATTTACATAACCTTCTTTGTTTTCCCACTCACGTGCACCAAGACACATGTTTACAAAACCAGTACCAGAGAATGTTGCATTACAAGCAGACATAAACTCTTCAATTGTATTTGCACTAATTTTATCTAACTCAGCTCTTTTATCTAAAGCTTCAGCTAAGAAAACCATAGCCTTCATAACTTCAGTATCACGGCTGATTTCATTACCATTAGGTAAAATAGTATCTTTAAATGGATACGGGGAAAATCTAACTCTACCTACCTGACCTTCATAACGTGGTCCATTAGGATTGTTTTGATCCTTTAGGAAACCTTGAAAGTCTCCTGCCATAGGTTCTCCTTCTACATGCAACATAACATTATATGCTAATGCATCATATGGTGTTTGATCAAAAGTAATAGAATTAATTCTTGCTACTTGATTACCTGGTCCAATTACCGGTTTTGCTTTGCCTGATCCGGCAGTCATTCCTTGTGTGTTAAACATAATTTTTGTTTTTTAATTATTAGTTTTAAATTTACTCTTCATATTTTTTCATACAGTCTTTTACATACTGCAGGTTGTTTGGGATGAAGAAGTCATCAAACATACCTTGTGGTGATTTACATGTGTTCTCTCCTGAGTTCTGAGTTTCAAAACCATATTCAAGTTCACCATCATCATTTTTATTTACTTTACCAAACAATACAATAGAAAACAGACCTTCCAAAGTTAATGTGTTATCTATCATTTTACCAATAGTCTTAGCTTTAATTTTTCTATTACCATTGATATCAGTTGAATCCTCTGAGTGAGTTAAAAAGAATACTGTTAAATCATCTCTTAGATCTTTAGGCATCTTAGCTACCTGAGCAAGATTTGCTGCAATCTGAGTAAATTTATCATAACCCTTTTCATTTGCTCTATCAAAATATTCAAAAGAACTCATATACTGCCAATCATCTACTATAAGAGTTTTAATGTGCGGCATTTTTTGATCTACATGACTAATAGCTTTCATTATGCCTTGAGCAGAAGAAGCTGTAGCAAGATTACCTTTAGGGTTTTCTTTGCTGATTTGTTTATACTGTGATTTCCAACCTTTAAAAGGTAAAGGTTTATTTGCAATGTTAATTATAAATGTTTCATCAGGATTCAAATGCCTTACTGATGTGGACTTACCTGTCCCTGAGTCTGCTATGACTAATACGCTGTTTGCCATTTTATTTGTTTTTAATTGTATTGATTAATAAATTTATTGACTTGTTAATTGCATCTAATTTAGATACAATATCTGAGTGATTACCTTCTACCTTGTCATCAGGACTGGGAAGTTCAGCAAAATCTAAATCTAACTTTCCTCTACTTATTACATCATTGATAACTTTAAGCTCACCTGCAGGAACCATATGTCTTTTAAATCCTGAATTACTTGTAATTAACTCATACTCCTCTTTCCAATGAGGGTTATACTTTAGTAAATACAATGTCCTTTTTGGATCTTCTGAGTCATAGTTTATACTTACAAACTCTGTATATATATCCTCTTCTTTCTCCAATTCACTAGGAAAAAAACTAACATGTAGGTCATCTTTACCTGATGGTCTATATGCCATTTTTGGTATGTACAGTGCATTAATTTTACCTTCTGTTTGAAAGTAATCTTCATGCTCTTCTTTTAATTTGTTTACTTTTTGCTTACGTTGTTCTGGTGTTATTGCCATTTTTAAATAATTTTAATTACTATCTTCTTTCTTGTTGACCTGGTGTTGCCATTTCTTCTATTTGCATTTGTTCAAACTTTGCTTTGAAAAAACTCATTCTAGCATCACCATTTCTTGCTTTCAAAAAATGTAAGACTAATGTCCTATCATTTTCTATTATATATCTGTCAGGTCCATAGAACCTAATCTTCTGTTTAGCTGGCCTGTTGATGCCTATAAGCATATCTGCATGTTGTAACATTGCATCTGAACCAAATATATCTGATTCAAGTATATAGTTACCATACTTACCATCTATTGCTCTTTCAGGGTTATCAATATTTCTGTTAAGCTGTGATAAAGAAATAAACAAACAAGGATAATCTCTCTTACACTGTGTAAAGAATTCACCCAATTCAAATAACATATCTAATGTGTTATTCTGATAAGGAGCTCTTTTCACTAACATAGTAT